ATATAATCGGCAAAGTCCCAACCCCGCGCGAATGGCCGGCAGCCCCGCCGCCAAAGGCGCACCAGGTCACGCTCACCCGCGCGGAACTCTGCTTGCTTCTCTGCGCACTGTCCGAAGCGACGGCCGTCACCATGGAGGCGCAGATGTCCGCCGATGAGGCCCAGTTCGCAGCACTCGACCGCACCCTGGATCTGTACCTCGCTTTGCGCCGCAAGCTGCGGCGCTTCGAGGGCGGCGCGGATCACGCCGGCCAGGCTGCCATCGACGCCTACGAGGCGACCGACCGCACCGCCTGGGTAAGCGATCTTGCGGGAGCGGTGACATGAGCACGCTCGGAATCGTGGCGGCCGTGAAAGCGCGCGGGGACGACTGGCAGTGCGCTCTGGAGGGCTTTCTGTGCAGGCCGAAGACGCGCGGGAAGCTCACAGCCTATGACGCAACTCGCGAAAACATCTCTCCGGACACGAATGATTTTTATGAGATGCGCTACTTCATGAAGTACCCGAAATTTTCCCTCCGGCGCTGCGCCACGGAGGTCAGATGAGCATCGGCTACCACTTCCGGCGCTTGTTGTTGGAGCACAAGCTGCGCCGGTCCATCGGTGCGGCGGAATACTGTCGCGAAGTGCGCCGGGAGGCAGAGCAAGGCGTCCGGCATCACGACGACAAAGCCGAGCAGGCGCGCATGGAACTCGCCATGCTGGAGCGCCGCGCCAACTGGGTGAGGATGGGAGGTTGAGATGACGCAATTCGCAAAGTCGCTACCAGTTGCCTCCGTGATGGAGATAAGTCCAGTTTTGGCCGCGGACATGCTATCGACAAGTGTGGGGAATCGCCGTCTGCGAAAATGGTACGTGGACTTGCTCGCGGCGGCGATGAAGCGTGGAGAATGGCGCGTCACAAGCCAGGGGATAGGTTTCAATACGAGCGGTCATCTGCTTGATGCACATCACCGGCTTAACGCATGCGTTCAGTCGGGCGTTTGTATTCGATCAGTCGTTGTGTTCGGGTTGCGAACGGATGCGTATGAAGTAACTGATACCGGCTTATTGCGCACGTACGGCGATAGACTGGTCGAATCACGGGGCGTTGCGGAAGTTCTGCGGCTCGGGTGCGCATATGCGCTTGGAGTAACAATGCCGACACCGGACCAGATGAAACCAATTATCGATGCCGGGCTCCGTGACGCCGCCCGTGGGTTACTAGAGTTCTGTGGGTCGCGGACCAAATATTATGCCAGTGCACCTATGCGTTTGGCTGCCTGCATAACGATCATGAAGGGCGGATCGGCAGATTTTGTGCTACAGCAATACAGGTCCCTTTGTCTACTGGACTTCGAATCGATGACTAAATCCGCACATGCTCTCGTGCGTCAGGTAGATAGCCGAAAATCCAACACTGGGGTTAGCACGCGGGAAGTCCTGGCGAGAGGTTTGCGTGTTTTCGACAAATCACGAAGTGATGTCAGCAAAATTCAGATCTCCGATTACAACCTATCTTCTGCCGTCGAACTGGTGCGGTCTGTGCTTTTGAAATCGGTAAGCATGAACCGAACACACCGAATTCAAAGCGTAGAAAAGTGCATTACGAAAGCACTTCAGGATCTCGAATCGACATGAGCACCGACCGCCCGGATAACGCCGACGCGCGAGACTGCGACGATCCGGCTGTACTCCGCGCCGCCCTGCGTCGTCTATACGAAGTGTGCCAAGCGATGGACGCGGAGCAGGAAGTGGATAGGCCGACCGAGGAGGAGTATCAGGCGGCGATTGCTCAAGCCGTGAGTGCGCTGCGATGACGCACAAATCGCGATGCTCCTGACCTCCGACCAACTCCTCGAACTCACCGGCTACCTCCGCCCCTCGGCGCAGGTGCGGGCGCTGCGGCGCATGGGGGGCGAGCACTGGATCCGCCCGGACGGACGGCCGGTCGTGCGTGCGGACTGGCGCGAGATGCGTCAGACTAAGCGGCCCGTCCTCGACGGCGCCGGTTGGATGCGCATTTAAATGCGCAGCCTCATTCATTTTGATCGCTACCGCGTGCGCTTATACGGGGAAATTGGAGACGCGTTCAACGGCTATTTCATTCTCCCCAATCCAAATCAGTTGTCAGCGCTGAAATTGAAGGTCATAGCGAGCAATGGAGGCGGATGGGATCACGTCAGCGTGAGCACCTGCAGTCGCTGCCCGACATGGGATGAAATGGCGTGGATCAGGGAAAAATTCTTCGAACCTGATGAGATTCCCGTCCAGTTTGGAATCGGTCGCAACGGTTCCGTGCCCTACGTGAACAACCATCCCTATTGTCTCCACTGGTGGCGAGCGCACCATGTACTCTATCCACTGCCGCCGATCGCATTCGTATGACGTACCCTCGCCCCTACCCAGGTCTCGTCGCCCCGCCCAATGCCGTCGACATGGACGACACCTGTAGGATCATCGCGGATAAGACCGTCTTCGCGCGCGAAGTCAAACGGTTCAAAGATCTGCGCGAATTCGGTTAAGATTGACGGCGGGTTGGGCGTCATTTTCTCCAGAGTGCAGAGCGCGGGTTTTGAACCGGTTCACCACCTTAAGGAAACACAATGAGCGAGTCGTTTGATCCTATGACGCAAGTCCCGAAGACAGACGAGCAGGTCCTGCAGTGCTTCAAATGCGGCAAGAAAAGCGATATCTGGAAAACACAGTGGGGCCTGTACCAAGTCCTTCGCATGCAGGGCAAGACGCTCGTGGAAGCCTACGAAGATGTGCTTGTTTCCAGCCTTCCGCAGTCGGTAAAGGATGAACTCCATATCGCATACCGCCCTACGCCGTCAGATTCCGCAGCAGAACTCGGATACGCTGCGCCCGCTCCTCCAGGCGCAGCAGGTCCGCGCTGAGGCGGTCCAACTCCGCCAGCGCCTCACCCAGGGCGTGGCCGCCCGGCGATTCTTCCAGCGGCGGCTTGTCCGCACCGACCGCCATCACCTGCTGGATCGCGTCTGGGCTCAAATCGTGCGCTCCTGGCCTTTCTGCGGTCGATCCCATATCTACCCCTTGCCTACTCCTTGCAAACGCGCTGGCGGGCAGGATTCGGGGCCGGCTCGGCGTATTGCGGGCAACCGTTTCCCCAGGTGTACCCGCGTCCGCACCATCCGCTGATGGCGGCGATCTCGGGCCCCACCCAGTTGTGCTCGATGCGCACGTCGTGCCGGCAGCCGAGGCAGGTCGATGGATGGGCGGTACGGGTCATGGGTGGAATATGATCGCGGCCAAACCGAAACCGGCCAGCACACCGACGACGAACGCACCCGCCGCGATCCATTGCCACATATCGCGCTCCTCTTTGATCTCGTCCTGCAGCCAGGCCAGGTAGAAGTGCCGGTCCTCCTCTGAGATCGGCACGCGGCCCAGGTGCTCGTGCAGCGTGTCGAACAGGCGCGTCAGGCTCACGCCCGGCACTCCTCATCGATCAACTGCCGGCAGAGCGCGATGATTTCCTGCGCCGGCGTTCCGAGCGATAGCAGGTAGCCGCGGCGGGCGAGCGCTGCGGCCAGGAACGGCCACTCCGCCAGCGTGCCGGTGTAGTCGCCGCGCGCCGCCAGCTCGATGCAGGACCAGTCGAACACGCCCGATTCCCCCATCACTCACGCATCGCGAACCAGATCCCGATCGCCACTGCCGCCACCATCACGATCAGATACAACCAGGTCGCCAGTTCCATGTTCCTGTTCTCCATGGATTTCCTGCTCGATGCGCGCAAGCGCTTCGTCCGTGCAGGCCTGACACGGGCGGTCGAGGTCGATGCCGTGGGAGCACTTCACGACGCCATCACCGACAGCGCCCTCTTGAGCGCGGACACGTCGCCGTGCAGCAGCGCCCACAGCGCGCCGCCGATCGCCACGGACCACACCATCACGCGCCACAGGCGCACCAGAACGCGCCCGACGAGGGAGGAGATGCGCGCCAGCTTCTGCAGATCGCTGAGCGCCTCCATCAAGGGCTTCGCGTCACGCAGGTGCTCGGACATCTCGGCATTCACCCGGGCGTTGTCGACGCGCAGCGCTTCGAGCGTGCGGCCCTGGTAGTCCTGCACGGCGATCGTCTCGTGCAGGAGGCTCAGCACGTCGCGCATTCGCTCCGGGCTGATGGGCGAGCAGTCGTCGTCGCGCGGGGTCGAGTGCGAGATGGTCTTGCCGGTCCAGGTCCAGCGCCGTCCGGTCCACTCGTGGATCTCGGACGGCCGCAGAGGGAGCGGTTCGTCGTCCTCCCGTTCCGCTTCCGCGCTGTCGTAGTAGGTGCCGTCCGCGCGGCGCCAGGTGTGATACATCAGCCTACAGTCTGCGCGAAAGCACCGACACCGCCACCCCGAGGGTGGCGATCGCATCCTGCGCCTGGGCGAGGTTGGTGACGTTGGCCGATACCCACGCGACGACCTGGGCCGGGGTCATGCCGCGCAAGGCGACAAGCTTGGCATACTCGCGCGCGGCCGCGGCGTCCAATTCGTCCTGCGACGGGGGCGGCGGCGGGTCGGCCGGCGTCGGCGTGTTGCCGGCGGCGCACCAGGCGAGGTACTGCTGCCAGGCACAGTTCATCGGGTTTTCCGGGATTGCGGCTCCATCCGAGAGCCGGATGACCATCGCTTGCAACGTGAGCTTGTAGGCCATCAGAATAGCCTCGCGTTCGCAGTCCAGTGGAGAGCCAGGGCGTTGCCGATGGCGGTTGAGGCGTTTCCAGTCGTTCCAATTTTGAATCCGACCTCGGTAGCTACGACAGAGGTACTGGAACAGTCGACGTTTGCACTGGCGTCCCGCACCTGCGCATTTGCGGCGGCCGGGTTGTATCCTGTTACCGTGGGCGCCACGAATTTCCGAGTGCGAAAGTAGAAAAATCCGCGCTGCACGGTCGCGCCTGCGGTAATGGCGACAAATCGAAACTCGCCCGTGTCGACTCCGACGTTCTGCGCCGGCGCCGTCCCTTTCAAAAAACTCTTCTCGAAAAAGCGTTCGCAACGCGCCTCGGTCTCGGAGACCGGTTCGAAATCGAAAGTGCTCGTGACCGCGCCAGGGCACAGCATCGGCTCCATGACACGCACGGTGTCGCCGGACACCAGGCTGCCGCTCGGGATCTGCAATTCGACCTGAAGGCCGTTGGCAAGATTCGTGTAGGCCGAGATATCTACGGTGTGCGACACGAGCGTCCATGCCGCGTTGGCGCAGCTTTGCAGCGTCTGCGTGAGGCGATTTGTGACGGTCGTAAAATCGTTCGTCGCGGCTGGTGTGCCGATCAGCAGGGAGGGCTGAAACGCAGCTCCGGAACCGTTGTACACGTAGGCCTGGAACGTGACTTCGCGCGCCAGCTTTGGGATGTCGGCCGCTTCGAGGCGCTGGCCTAGCAGGACATTGGTTACGCTGCTTGCGCCTACCAGCTCGATAGAGTAGCGGGCCATCGCTCCGGTGCGCACCGTGGCGCTGCGCGCCCGCGTGACGGCGGCGCCGGTCGGCTGCACATACCAACACTCCGCGGCGGCGGTTTTCGCTGCAGCGGTGCAGCTCGTCGCGCCGGTGGCGTCGTTCCAGACCTCGAACGACGAATTGTTCAGCACGTTGCGCCGATACGATTTGTTTGCCGAGTCCGCCGCGGATTCGGCCATCGCCACGGCACCGGCGAGACAGGGGACGAAACGGGTCTGATGGCCGCCGTTGGCCAGCCCCGTGGAGGGATCGGAATCGTCGGTGTAGGTGTTGCCGTCCCCACCCAGATCAACCGGGAATGTCACGCTGCTCATGCAATGCTCCTAGATCAATTCGCGCAGCCGGATGGCTGTGCCGTGGGTGTTCAGGCGAACATTTTCGATCGGCGAAAGCGTCTCGGCGCGTGCGAGGAACGAACGGCGCGAGAAATAGACGGTATCGCCCGGGTCCCAGACGAACAGGATCTCGCGCGTCACGCCCTGCAGGCGCTGCATGTCCAGCACGCGCTCCAGGGCCTCGGCATCCGTCAGCCAGTCGAATTGGAGCGTCGCCACACGGCGCACGGTGCGCCGGTCGTAGTACTCCGCGCCGCTCCACGCGGTATCGATGGTCGAATCGTCGGCGTATCCGATGGATTCGCCCCAATTGAAATTCGCGGCCGGCTGGAACGCACTGCCGAGGAAGAGGCGGCCGATCTCAACGTAGCCATCGGAATTGGACTGATCGTTGATTTCGATGCGCCAATAGCGGGCGCCGGTCTCCTCGGCCAGCAAATGAATCAAGGTCGGCTGTCCGCCGTCCAGGCCGGTCATGGTCTGCACGGCGGTCCAGAACAGCGGGGACTCCCACGGCACCGATCCAGACAGGTACGTCCCAGCCCACACTCCGGTCCATCCGGAATCGTGTAGCGGGGCGGAGAAATCTCCAGCCACGGTGCTGGCGCGGATGCGGAAGACGGCAGCGCTGGAGAAGTTGTGTCCGGCCAGCGCCACGACGCGCACGCCGCGGTTGGTGCCCAGGTCGATGTCGAACTGGGTGCTAGCGAGAGCGTCGTTGATGGTCCGGGCGCGGTTTCCGATCACCGGGTCCAACACGTTGGCGAGCGGCATGGCAGCGTTCCAGTCGCCGCCGGACACAGCGGCCGCATCGGCCAGGTTGGGAAACGCGAAGAGGCACGAACTCATGTCATCCCCACAGAGTCAGGCTGATCGAACCGCGCAGCGAGTCGTGCTGCAGGCCGACGATGCGCAGGGTTTTGGATGCGAGGGCGAAGCGGCTCACATTCACGGCGCAGCTCACGCCCAGGTCCGCGGCGGTAATCAGCGATTCGCTCACGCGGGCACGTACCACGTACATGGCCCGCTCCACCTTGATGAGCGCCAGGCGGCGCGCGGCCTCGGCCGCGGCGTTGGTGCGCGAAACCAGCTCGGTCTCGAATTTCTCGTCCGCGGCCAGGCGGTGCTTGTTTTTGATCGCGGTGTCCGCTGCGGAGACGCTGCGCACCGCCTCACGGACGAACTGGCGGCGGGTCGCGGAGACCGATCCGGCCAGGTCGGCATCGCGCTGCACGGTGTAGTTGCGTGCGTAGTTGAGCGTTACTTGCCACGCCGGCAGGCCGGCGCCCCCGTCGTCGGAAGCGCGGCGGTCGAGGGTGATGATTTGGTAGGGTTGCAATGTGAAAACCGCCGTCCCGGGCGCGGTCAGGCGCCCCATGCGCAGGACGCCCAGCCGGTCGAATCCGAACCACGCGCCGATCGACTGCATGAGCGCGCTGATCGCATCCATTGCGCTGCTCTCTTCCTGGAGCCACAGCCCGCATTCGTAGCCCGCAGCGGTATCCAGTGCGGAGACGTCGGCGCTGCTGATGTCGGCGGCGGCGATCCCCGCGGCCTGCGCGATCTGACTCGACAACTGGGCCGGCGTGCGGTTCGCTACGGCGGCGCCCTGGCTCGCGTCGCAGGTGATCTGCCCGGCCGGGCTGGACCCCAGGCGGAAATAGCCGCCTGCCGGCCACACGCGCACCTGCCCTGCGGTAGGCGCGTTGGTCTCCATGTCGGACTGGCTGGTGTAGATAGCGCCGGCCGTGAGCGTGACACCCTGGTCATAGACCGTTGCCGAGGCGATGGCCGCGTCGGAGATTTGATAGATCAGGCGCGAGGTGTTGACCAGCGCCGGGGTGAAGTTCAGTGCGCTGCCGTACAGCCGGGGCTTGACGCGGCCTTCGATGTCCTCGACGCCTTCCAGCCCGTCGGGAAGGCTGTTGGTTCCGGCGTATTTCGTCGTGAGCAACGGCTTGTCCAGCTCGCCCAGGCGGTCGCGCACGCGCAGCTGAAACGCCACGACCGAGGCCTGCGGCTGGTCCATCGTTCCGCGCAGGATCGTCAGAAAATCGCGGTAGCGGTCGCCCTCGCGGCCGTAGCGAATTGTGATGTCGCGCCCGTCGAAACCGTAGTCCACCCAGGCGTCCAGCCCGCCGTCCGGATTGACAAGGTCGACCAGACCGTAGCCGACTTGATTCGCCCCGGCGATGCGGCCCGGAGCGGCGATGTCGCGACGCAGCAGGCCGGCGGTCTTGACGCGCGTGAGGTAGGGCGTGTTTGCCGGCGAGTCGTCCGGCTCGGTCGCGTAATTGCGTGCGGTCGTGGCACGTAGCACGGTGGTGTTGCCGGCGGCATCCACCGCGGCCGTCATCTCCACCAGGTAGAGCGGTTCCCCGCGCAGCACGATGTTGGCGGCGGACTGGGTGGCGGCCCCCACGGCGGCATGCCACTGGTAGGCGCCGACGGGCGGCGGCGAGGAGAACGGATAGCCGTCGGCGCCGGCGGTGATGCCGACATCGACCCCGGCGCCCATGAGCGGCGAATTCTGGGCCGGATAGTCGGCGTCATCGAGCAGCGGGTCGGCGGTGATGGAATGGGCGCCGAGCGAACCGGCGCCGCCGGTGTAGGTCGCGTCGGTGCCGTTTCCGAAAAAGTCGTTGTTGTCCTCCACCATGTGGATATGGCGGAGCAGGCCGGTGGTGTTGTCCTTCAGGACGGTGTTTTTCAGTTCCGTCGTGGCATCGTCAGCAGATCCATAGAAGCCGGTGCCGCAGGACTTGATGACATTGTGCCACACCTTCTGCCCGCGGGCAGAGGAGGCCAGGCGGATGCCGTAGTTGGCGTTCTCGACCCGGTTGCCGTAGACGATGTTTCCACCCGCGTTCACGAGGTAGAGGCCGTAATCCCCGCCGATGATCCGATTGTTGCGAACGATCGATCCTGCGGGCAGGTCGATATACACGTTGACCTGTCCGGCTGCGTTGTTGGCCAGGAACGTGTTTCCCTCGATGATGATGCCCGTGCCAATAACGCCGATGGTGATGAAACAGTTTTTGGTGTTGTCCGTGTTGCTGTGGTCGCCGAAGTTGTCGAAAAAGTGCAGATTCGTGTAGTCGAATCCGGTGCCGGAGAACTGGTAGCAATCTCCGCCTGGGGTAACGACATCATCGTCCTGGGCAGGATTGCGCGCGATGTTCCGGCCGGCGGTCAAGTTGCGGCACTTGAACCAGAAGCAGTCCGTGCCAACCGTATCGACCTCGCATTCGAGTACGGTGTTGCCGTCGCCCCACATCATGATTCCGTTGCAGCCGGTGACGGCGTTGGTCAGGACGTTGGTCACCTTGACACGCTCGAGCGTCGTGTCGGAGGAAACCGTCTCGCTCGATCCGGCCGTCGTCACGACCACGCCGTAGCGCGTTGCCGAGAGACCCGAGACGTCGTCGATCCACAGATCCTTGATGCTGCAGCCGGCGACGTTGTTGACGGTGATCCCGCGCGAGACTTGCGATCCGAGAATTTTCGGCACGGCGCCCAGGCCATACGCCTCGACCACGATTCCGCCTGCGCTCAGATCGATGGCGGAGGTTCCGGACGGCGCGGTGTTGAACGTGCCGCGGCGTAGCTTGACTACGTCATAGGCGGAGAACGTGACCGAGTTCGGATTTTTCTTCGGGGACTCTTCGGTGCCTGGGTTGGCGTCAGCGCCGGCGTCGAGGTCGAACCACCAGGTGGTCATGGGAGGCGTATCCGCATCATCGCATCAGCGAAAAGACGCGTAGCGCCCGCGGCAACGCGCCGGGGGATTGGGCCGCAGGAGGCGTCCACGCCGGGTATCCGGCGGACCCGCCCGCGCTGCCGGGTGCGGAAGCGGCCAGATCTCCGCCGGATTCGATCGCCGCGAGGCGCGCGTTGATCTGCTTCAACTGCAGGATCATCGTCTGGATGCCGGCCTCGTTGGCCGCGTTGCCGGTTTTCGTCTCGGTGATCAGGTCGTTGAACGAACCGGACAGATTGACCTGGCGCACGGCGAGGTTCTGGGCCTTCTCCAACGCGCCCTGCACCTCCTCGTAGATCGATGCGTAGCCCGGCCCGCTGGCGTAATAGCCGCGGGCGGCGCCCAGGTAGTCGGTGGCGGACTGCCCGAGGCCCTCGAAGGCGCTCCTATCGCCCAGGGCGGCGCGGCGGCTGATGTCGGTGAATCCCTGTGCGGCGAGCGAAAGCTTTTCCTGCGGGTCAAGGGCGCTCAGTTCGCCACCGGCAAGGTCGATGCGGGTGCCGATGACGCTGCGTGCGGCCTGCGCCCAGCTCACCATCTGCTCGTGGGCGGCTGCGAGCAGGTCGCGCAACACCTTTTGCGTGGCCTGCGCCGTTTCCTCTGCGACCTTCGCCATTTCCGCCATAGCCTGCTGCGCTGCGTTGAGCGCTACGGTGAGCTGTTCGGCCGAGGCGGTAGCGGGATCGATGCCGGCGAAGATCTGATCGACCACGTCATTCAGGTCGGTAGCTTTCAGGCTCGCCACCAGCATGCGCGGCAACTGCTCCGAGAACCATTGCTGTGCTTCTTCCTGGCCGCGGCCGGTCTCCTGATAGACGCGGTACGCGGCGCCTCCGGCGAGCCCCGCCATCATCTGGTTCGGCGCGTCTCCCTGGGGATCGAGCGCGACGCGGAGCATCGCCTCGATATTCGCCTTGGCGGTGCCGCCGAATGCGGTGGCCATCGCGGCGTAGTCCTTCTTCAGCGCCTCGACGAGGCTGTCCAACCCGGCGTTGCTGGCGTACCGGCCTGGCGTCTCAAATAGTTGTGCACCTCCGCGCATCTCGGTCTTGGGTCCGCCGCCACGCTCGGAGATTGCTGCGTACAGCGCGATGGCCGCGGCGATGTAGGGAGCGGCCGCTCCAATCAGGCCGAGGGCGGCACCTGCTGTGCCAGCCGCCGATCCTGCGCCGGCCATGGCACCGACACCCGCAGCGGCGCCGGCAACGCCGGTGCTCCCGAACGCCAGCCCTGCGCCGAACTGCCCGCCGATCAGGGACCCCATGTACGCCATTCCAGCGCCGCCGCTCAGCGCCGAGGTGGCATTTCCGATCATCCCGAGCACATCGCCCGTGCCGCCCCCGCCCACTCCGGCGGCGCTCGCGCTGCCCATGCCGAGCGCCCCGAGCACCGCGCCCGAGGCGGACTGCGCGATGGGCTGGATGATCGGGCGCAGGATCAGGGTGCTGAACATGTTCTTCAGCGACTCGACGAAGTTGTCCGCGAAATCCTTGCCCGACTCGAACCCACGCAGCAGGGCGTCGGTGAGCGAATCGCCGATGCTCTCACTCTGCCGCTTCCACTCGTCCGCGCTCTTCTTCGCCGCGTCCTGATTGGCCTGGAACATGGCCTCGGAGCGGCGCTTGTTCTCGGCTTCCACCCATTCGCGCTGGGCTTCCTCGCCCTCGCTCATGAGCTGGTCCATCTGCCGGCCGGCGGCGACTTCCTCCAACCGAGCCAACGCCTTGGCGGTCTCCTGCGATAGGCCCGCCTCGTACTTCACCAGCCACTCGCGCGCGGCTTCTTCTCCGTCGGCGATGACTTCGTCCATCCATTCCTGCGCAATCTTCTTGTCGAACTTTTCGCGCTTGGTCAGTGCGGCGGCGCGCTTCTTCGTTGTATCTTCTTCGACCGCTGCGGAAGAGCCCGCCATGGGAAGGGCGGGGGCCTGGGGCAAGGCGCCCTTTTGCTGCGCCCGCAACAGCTCGCCGAGGCGCACCTGCACCGCGCCCAGTTCCATGCCGAGTTGTTCGACTTCCTTGTCGGTCTTCGCGATGTCGATGTCGTGCTGCAGCTTTTCCGCCCGCGCTTGCAATTGCGGGATGCTCGCCCCGCTCGGCACCAGGTCTTTGCCGAAGGCAGCGACCGTGCCCTGCACCAGACCGAGTTCCTTGACCTTGTCAATCAGGCGCGTGTATCCGGCCACCATGGACAGGATGCCTTCCTGCAGGTAGTTCTGTGCCGACAGGGTCAGCTTGTTCCAGTCCTTTTCGAGCTTCTCTGCCTGCGCCGCCTGCTCCGCTGTAACCTGCGCGTTCAGCGTCCCAGCCTCCGCCAGATCCTTGAGCAGCGGCGCGGCCTCTTTCCATTGCTTCGAAAGGATCGCCTGCCCGATGGCGGTCTTGTTCTGACCGTCGGCGTACTTCGCCAGCTCGCGCGCCAGCGTCTGGACCTGGTCCTCCGGGGCGAGCTTCTTCATCTCCGCCACCGACAAGCCCAGCGCCTTCCACGCCTCCGCCGCTCCCTTCGTTTCCTCGTCCGAAGCGGCAAGCGACTTGTTGACGCGCAAGATTGTGGTTTCGACGGTGCTCATCTCGATGCCAGAGACGCGCGCCACCTGCTGCAGCTTGGAGAGTCCCTCGACGCTGGCGCCGGTCGCCTCGGCCATGTCGTCGAGGGCGGCGGCGTTGCTGATCACGCCCTTGGCAAATCCGGCCAGGACGCCGACAGAAAGCAGCCCGGTGAGCGAGCGCAGGCCGGCTGCGACCGCGTCGGTGTTCGATTTCAGCAGCCCGAGATTCTTCGACGCAGACGAGAACGCGCCACCGGTCTGGTCCAGCGCAGTCAGGATGATCTTGGCATCATTCGCCATGGCGGCTCACTTTTTCCGGTTCAGTTCCCGCGCCGCGGCGCTTTCCATGATGCGCAGCCCGTCGAAGAGGGCCGGCCAGTCCACGCGTGGACTCCGCAGCATGCGCAGTACGGTCGGCACCGCGGCGTAGTCCAGGCCGAGCCATACCAGCCCGCGCATCCCGGCGGCGATGCGCCACTGCGTTCCCATGGTGCAGAACGCATTCACCGTTTCCCAGTTGTCCGGCCAGACTTCGCACGCGTCGTCTTCCTCGCTGTCCGCCCATTCCTGCGCCGCCTCCGGCGCGACGCCGAAGACGGCGAGATCGTCCTTCGCCTCCGCGCCCGACTTCGGCCCTGCCGCCCAGGCGCGGGCGGCGTCCGTTAGTTTTTTGCCTTCGCCTTCGCCAGCGACTCGAAGAACGCACGCACCACGGTGCCGCGTACCGGAACGACATCGAGCACCCGCGCCTTGTTTTCCTCGTTGAAGGAAAGCGGCGTGCCGTCGGCATCTTCGACGCCATCCCATCCCAGCAGAACGGCATCGACGATGGCTTCGTCGTCGATCTCTTCCGCCTGGACGCGCTTCATCATCGCGTCCAGGTCGGACTGCGAAAGTCGCTTGAATTTTGCGTCGAACGATGCGGAGCCACCGCCCGGAAGATCGACGACGACGCGGGCGGTGTAGGTCGGGCTGACTGAGAGTTTGAACATGGTCAGGCGGCGCAGATCAAAAGTTCGTCATTTCCGGCGCTGGTCGGGATCAACACCAGGCCGGACTGCATCATCGCCACGCCGTCCGAATCCTGGTAGGACGGATTCGTGAGCTGCGCCGTGGGCGAGGAGAGCACGACGCGGTTTCCGGCCGTGGTGCCGTGGCGCACCGCCAGCGTGCCCAAGGTGTTCGCCTTGATGCTCGCCCACCAGTTTTTCGTCGCCACCGTCGTCGCCTCGATCGCGACGGAGCCGGAGGACTTGCGATCGGTGATGAGCACCGATTCGAGCGCCATTCCCGGCAGCGAGCGGAACACGACGGAGTTGCCGGCGTCGATCGCCACGGATTGCATCACCGTGGCCACGCCGTGCAGGGAAGGGACGGTGTTGAGCTTGGTCACCGGCAGCGGCTGCTGCCAGGCCGTGAGTGTGGTCGTCGGAACCGCCACATCGGCGGGAGCCACGTACAGGCCGACCATCTGAAAACGCAGCACCGGGATGCCATCGGCAGCCACTTCGGCGGATACGTTTCCGCGAACGTCGGTGAGGTTGTGCTGCACGCCATCGATGTTGTAGTAGATCGAGAGCGCCTCGAAACCGGTCGATACGGGGCGGTAGACGTGGCAGGCCTCGACGCTGTAGGTCGTCGTCGCGTCCGGCGTCACGCCCCACGCATAATCGACGGTCGCCACCTTGGAACTGCCGACGTAGTCCGTGATGACGCGGGTCTGGCCGCTACCCGTCCCGCCGGTCGTCGTGATGATCATGCCGTTGTAGGTGTCATCGACGGCGGATGCGCCTGCCGCGAGTTTGGCCGTGGTGCTTGTGAACGGCGTCACCAGCGTTCCGGTCTGCGCCGCGGCGAGCGCCGTCTCCGAGAAGGCGCAGCCGCGCAGCAGAGCGCCCCAGGCGGGGGCCGTGGTGCCCGCCGATCCGCTGCCGGCCAATTCGACCTCGAAGCTGCAGCCGACCGAGACGGAGGCGGCGAGCTGGTCGCTGTTGCCGTAATAGGCGCGCACCAGATCGCGGGAGACGTTCACCGAATTGAGCGGCGCGATGTCGAGATTGCGCACGAGGATCGCGTTCGCCGCGCCGGTCGGGACGGAATCCTGCCCCGGCGTGGGCTGGATCTTGGCGAGGATGGTGCGCTTGCGGTTCAGCAGACTCATGGTTGCGGCTCCTCTTCGGCGGGCGCTGCGGGTTGTTCGGGTTGCGGTTCGGGCGGGGGCGCCGGGCGGCGCACGCCGTCTTCGCCGATCACATAGGCGCCGCCGACGCCATGGAATTCGTCGGGCGAGCTCTGAGGCACGGTTGCGGTTTCGGTTGTCATAGTGCGGTCTCCGGTGCGTTGGCTGCGGTGTAGTAGGGTCCGACCCAGCGGCAGGAGAGCCGCCCGATGGTGCGCTCGCCCTCGGCGTCGCGCTCCACGCTCACTTCGGACAGGACCAGGCCATCCGGGATCAGGTTGTTACAGCTCACCGCGGCGAAGCTGGCATTGAGCGCGCTTTCCACCTCGGCGAGCATGGTAGCCAGCGTGGTTTCGAGATCGCCCGTGTCTTCCGCCACGCAATCGATGCGCACGGAGAGCTGGCGCCGCAGGGTCTGCGGCCAGGCATTGGCGGTGCGCATCGGCTCCACGGTTTCCTCGTCGGCATAGACCAGCAGCGCCGGCAGAGCGGACTGGCTGAGCGGCAGTTCGCGCGCGACATGCACGCGGGTGCCGCTGGTCGTCAGGCCGGTCAGGGTCAGAGCGAGGGCCGAGGCGATCTGGGCGCGGACGTGGCTCATGTCTGATCCCGCCTTACGCGCAGGTCGCGCGACTCTACGAGGGTTTGTCCCAAGCTCGTCGTCGCCGTGAATATGACAGTGTAGAGCGTGCCGTCCGTGCCGCCGGTTATTTTCTGCACCGTGCGCGTTCCGGCGACGACGGCAATGCCGGATTTCATTGTGCCGATGTCCGCTTCCGTCGGATCGGAAGCAAGCACAACCTTGCAGGCTGCCGTCGACAAGGTCTCGCCCGTCGTCAGCAGCCGCGCGAAGTCGGCGGCGAAGGCTTCTGTCTCGTCCGGGCGCTTCGGCGAATATTCTTCTGTCATTGCAGGATGCTCGTTCGGACGCGCGCCGCGGCGGTGGCGCTACGCACTCTCTCACTGGCGATCCGGGTACGGACGCGGGACGCATCAGCGCTGCGCGCCCTCTCATCGGCGTCCTGGGTGCGCACGCGCGCCGTTGCCATGGACGTAGCGGATGGATGGGAATCTAGCCCCTCTTCGGGGAGGAGCGCGGACCCACGGCAGGCGCCTGCCACAGATATCCGTCCGGCGGCGCCGAAAGAAACCGTTTTCGCTCCGCCCGAGAAGGCCCAGACAGAGACGCGCGCCGCGCTGCCGGCCGTGACGCTGCGGGCAAACTGTGCCGATCCGCGGGCGGAAAGGCGGCCCGAAGCGCTTGCGGACGCCGTCTTGGCGAAAGCGCAGGAAGCGCGGGAAGCGACGGTCGCCATCGTCGTCCCTGCCGCCACCTTGGCGCACACTGCCGCGCCGCGGGCGGCCAGGCGCGCGACCGATCCTCCGGTGCGGATCTCGGCCCCGGTGCCGAGCGTCGCGGCCGATACGGCAATGCGCCCGGCTGCGGTTGCGGCGGCGACTTTGACGGCCGCCGATGCGCCGCGAGCGGCGATCCGGCCGGAAGCCGAAGCGACTGCAACTTTCTGCGCGACATCAGCGGCGCGGGCAGCCAACGTTCCGGCGGAGACATTGGAGACGGTTTTGGCGGCCAGCGCGGAAGCGCGGGCGGCGAGCGTCGCCACCGAACTGCCGGTATGCGACTCGGCGCCGATCTCTCCGGCGGTGGCGCCGTGGATTCCGGACCTGCCGGCAGCCGCGCCCAGTACGGTTTTCACACCGACGTCCGTACCGCGCAAGCCGAGCCTGCCGATGGCGGTATAGGCAACCGTCTTCGCCGCAACCGATGCCGAGCGCGCCGCCAGCTTTCCGACTGCGCTGGCGGTAGCGGTCCGTGTGAAGGCTACCGCGCCTCTGGCGGAAACCTTTCCGATTGCCGATCCGCTTATCGCGTCCGAGGCCGAATCGAACTCAACGACCGAACCGTACCCAGTCCCGGCGCTGTTGATCGCATAGGCGCGCACGTAATAGTGCGTCGAGGAATTCAGCCCGGTCATCGCGGCCGTGAAGGCGCCCGTCCCACCGCCGGCCGCTGCAAATTTCAGATCGCTTGTGGTGGGCGTGCCGGTCGTATTGGCGCAGACTCCGCGCTCCGTGACCGTCGCGCCGCCGTCCGCCGTAACGGTACCGTTGCCGGTCGCGGTATGGGTGCCAGCCGCTGGACCTTTGCCGAAAACCAGAAGCGGCGCACCCCACGGAACAGGAGGTCCGTCAGAGATGGTCGGTGTCCCGGCGCCGGCAGCTAACGGATGCGAATTACCCGAGAAGTCCAGATAGGCAGCCGCGAGAGTGCTTCCGACCGATGGAACGAACGACCACAGATTTGCGGTCTTGTGAGGCAGGAAACTTGCCATTTCCTGTTCTACTTCGGCCTGTGTCAGTACCGACGACCAGACCTTTAACGCTGCGATTCTTTGCGCCGAAGAGTCGCCCCAGTCATCGAAACCGGCCTTGATGTCCGGGGAATATGCGCTCAGGTCATAGGAGTTGGCCTGGGAAGTTTTCCAAGCCCCGGCAGTCGGGTCGTACATATAGCATTTGAGGCCGTTCGTAGCATTGTTCTGCCTCGTCACGGCCCAAAACTGCCAGCGCCCCGTCTGTTGCGTATAGCTCGGAAGATAAGCCGCAACAGCGGTCGAGCCGTTGTACTCTGTCGCCCCTCCCTCTGTGTTGGCATTGTCCTGTCCGACAACAATGACGCCGATATGTCCGGGCGTGGTATTGACCGCGATCAGCGGCTGATATTGGTTTCCTGAGTCCTGATAGATCCACGCACAAACGGAAAGCCCGCCGGAAAATGACGGAGCACCCGAGATTTTCAGGTAGTCGCCAGAACCTCCGCCGACGTGCAGGGACATCTAGGCCGCATCCCTCAGTTCGACGGCCAACACGTAGCAGTCGCCGGTCGCCGTGTCCGCCCCATCGGCAACGTCCCGGGCGAGACTGATGCGCAGGTAATCGGCTGCCGCTGCCGAGTCCTGGTTGGTGAGCGTGATGCTGACCTGTTCCATGTAGCCGGCCGTGCCGGGTACTGCGGCATCCGTGCCCCCATTGACCGTATCGAAACTGCTAGCAGCGTCCAGGTCTGTGGCATCGGCGCTGGTAATCGCCTCGACGGCAACGTCGAATGCCACGCCTCCCGACGTGGCCGATGCCATCATGTAGCTGATGACCGCAGTCATCGTGCCCGTGAACCCCTGCGGCGCGACAAGCGTCCAGTAGCACGTCTCCGAAGTCGTCGCGTCGAACGCGAGCACTGGCCGCGTATTGACCGCGAGCAGCGCGGGGAAATTGGTCGTCGGAAACTCCGCCGACTGTGGCGTCAGGACTGCGCGGGTTGTCGTCATGTCAGTCCGTCTCCCCGATGCGCGCCGCGAGTTCGGGCGAACGTCGCATCAGCGCCACGATTGCCAGCAGAAGGGCTTTCTGTTCGGTCGTGAGAGCGGTGCGTGCTGCAGCCGGAAGCGCGGTATTGAATGACGATGCGTTGGCGTCCGTCCAGTCGTCTGCCGCGTTGACAGCCGCCTGCAGGTCAGACTTGGTCAACGCGCAGGATTCCGCGACGCGGCTCCAGTAGCGCTGCAGTGCCCGCCACACGCGCTGCCGATCTGTCGTACTCAGGGTAGCCATGTCAGTGCATCCTCATGCAATATCGGTGACCGCCTGCGTCGTCACGGTCGGGGCGACGATCGCCTGTTCTTTGAATCGATCGACCGCGATCACCCAGTCCTCCGACGTGGCAAACGTCCACGAATGCGTGCTGCCACTGGTGCCCGCCGATACGCGGTACTGCGCCCCGACGCCCCACGATCCGGCATCCCAGTCGTAGAGCTGCGTGCCGCTGCGCCCGGTCGGGTTCCACGTGGTAGCGCCATTGCCGACAATCGAGAATTCGATGTCCCCGGCCGTCCCTGTTGGACCGGTCGTGCTCGGGTTGGTACTGTTTCCGCCCGTGCCAACGGCGGCATTGGCCTGCACGCTGGTATTTCCCGATGCTGCCGAAGCGCAGGCTGCGATCAGCGTCATAGCCAGCGTTCCGCTGTTCGGCACACTGATCGTATAGGCGCTGCCAGTTGGCGGGCGCAGCATGTACCATGTCTCGGCACATTCCTCCGGTGTACCTCCGGCGTTGGTTTTCGCACGGCCGGCCGTCATGGCGACGCCGTCGTACGTCGGCGCACCGCCGGACCGCGCTGTCGTGCCGCCGGCGACGATTCCGAGCCACAGCACCGTGGTGCCGGCCGGGCAGTTGATGGTGAAGGTCGCAGGGTTGGCGTTGGTCGTCGTCGCCGTTGCCGGCAGACGCGCCGAGGCACCGAAGCTGTGACTCACGGGCGATCACTGGTGGTTTTCAGACTGCGCTCGGCGACGAACTGCCGCACCTGGCGGACGGTGGTGGCGACGGTGATCCAGTCCGATGGAATGCCGTGGGCGGCGAGCCAGTCGAACATGGCATTGCGCTGCGCCGGAACCAGGTCGCCGACGGTATCGTCAAGCTGGCGCCAGGGGAAGGTCAGGTCGTCCAGGAAGCTGAGGTAGTCCATCACGACCTCTCGAATATCCAGCACATCACGGCGCGGGGACGATCCTTGGTGCCCCCGGAGCGCCAAGCGGCACCGCGGAGACAGTGAGCGATAAAGGGAGCGAGGCCTGCGACTGCTTTCCCGCAGCGTCCACTGCGATGGCGGTGACGGAATACGAACCGGGCGCGACAACCACCTTCGGCCACCAGCACGTCAGCGCCGGCTTCGGCGCGGGGATGGTCGTCGCGGTGCCGGCTACGACCGGCTTGGAAAGCGGCGCACCGCCCCAGCCAACCAAAATGCAGGATGCCGCAGCGGGCGACGGCGCGGGCGCGATGTCGGCCGCGAAATCGCATCCTCCGGAGCATTCTGCCGTCTGCACATTCTGGGCGCGGGCGTTCTGCGCAGAAAATATCACCATGCAGAAAAGGAAGACGAGGGAGGCCGCCAAAAAGCCCGGTTTGCCTATTTGTAGGATCAGTGCGCGCATGGTCAGAACCCAACTGAGAAGGATGTAACCTGAAAGGTGCCATCGGCGCCGAAGGTCTCCGTCACCAGCTTCGCGCCGCGGGCATCCTGCGACGGGTAGCTGCCCGTCAGGTCGATGGCTCCGCCGCCCTGAGTCGAGGACACCTGAAAGTAATCCGGGTCCGCGGCGGTTACGCCCACGACCCAGTATTCCGTTCCGGCCGTCACTCCCGTCGGGAGTGTGGTTCCGGTGAAGACGACCTTGTTGTCGTTCGCCAGGCCATGCGCCTCGGAATAGACGCGGTTGTTGGTCAAATCGATCTGGAACGGGAACTCGGTTCCGCCGTTCGGGAACATGCCCTTGAACGTTGTGCCGTCGGTCGCCCACAGCCCTACCCAGCGCACCGATGTTCCGGAAGGAACAGAAAACGAGACGTTGGCCGAGATGGACTTCGACCGCGCCGAGGCGGCGTTCCAGGTCGGCGTCTGCTTGGCGTAGCTGCCGCCCGTTACCTCGTTGGTTCCGGTCGCGGAGTAGGCCGTATGCAGCGACATCTTCGTCGTGCCGGCGATCTCCGTGTCCAGCATTGCGTTTACTCGGGCGTCGACAAGCATGTTATGCTCCGATCATTTCACTGTTTATGCAGGCGGATGAGAATCGTTCCGGTGCCGTCCGTCTCCGGATTGGCCACCGTGTAGCGCGCGTTGATCCCGTCGATATCGACTACGTCACCCTGCGCCGGGTCCGGCCAATCGGATGCTGCGACGCGGATCGCCGGTCCGACCGTACCCACGTCCAGCGCATGGACATAGCGCGCATCGAAGATCACCGGGATTCGCGCGGCGCCGTTGATTACCGCCCTATGCGATGCCAGTTCCTCGATGGCAGTCGCGGCATCGGCGGCGAGGGTGGCGGCGTCAAGCATGGGGCACGCCCCTGCGCGTGATGCGCTGCGGAACGAAAGCGCGGACGGGCTGCTCCGGTTCCACCAGCGCGACGAACCCGAGGCGCAGCAAGCGATCGCGCATCAGCCCGGTCGGCTCGATCACGTCGTCGACGCGATGGCGGTCGAAGGCGACGACAACGCGGTACTTGGGCAGGGGTCCGCTCACTGCCAGGTCCCCCGCGGCTCGCCCTCTTCCCAGAATTCGCTTGCGTACTGATAGAGCGGTTCCAGGTTCTGGGAAGGCCAGATGACTTGCAGCTCGGCGTGGCCGATGACGCAGCGCGGCGCACAGTGGACGTTGAACCCCGCCGCGCGCCAGTTGCGCCAGAAGTGAATATCGTCGTCAATGCGGCCCGCGCCCCAACGCCCTTCCTCATCGGGGACGCCGACGAACCAGGGCTTGGGCAGGCTGGCGAAGCGCGCCGTGCGCAGCAGCGTCAGTCCAAAGTGCCCCGTCTTGATGGGAACCAGAGTCCGGTCCATGACGGCGCGGTCGATCGCGCCAAGGTTCTGCCCGTCTTCGCCGACGATGGTCAACAGCGGGTGCTGCGAGCGGCGGCCCATCTGCAGCGGGACCACGGCGTCCGCTTCGGAATGGGCCATGGCGGTGGCGAGCAGCGACTCGACCGTGTCCGAGGCGAACACGCTGTCGTAGTCCATCGTCAGCACCCACTCGGCACCGTCGGCGATGGCATCTTCGATGGAGCGCGTGAGGCACTGTCCCCAGAAGGCGCCCGTCACCTTGCGCAGCGGGATGCGCAGGCGGGCGATCATGTCGACGGAGCTGAAGAAATTGTCCATGAAGCCCAGGCGCGGCACGGACATCACCGCCACGGTCTTAGGCCACGCCGCCGGACGCTTCCATCCTGCCAGGTTGAGCGACACCGGCAGCGCCGAGCAGTCGCCCTCTCCTTGCCACTTGTGGACGCCGACAATACCGGCCTCGCGCATGATCTGCCCAAGGCTGGCATGGTCGTATTGCGCCAGGTGCACGTCGTTGGCGTCCACATGACCGCCGCAGGTATAGCCGACCCACGGTTCGGCACGTCCGGCCAGGTAGCCGCGGCAGATGTACTCGAAGTCCGGCACGGCGAGCTTGAGCAGACCGCCCGGCTTGAGCACGCGCACCCAATCCGCCAGCACCTGCGCCGCCTGGCGGTGCGAGAAGTGCTCGAAGATGTGAGAGGCACGGATCTCGTCGGCGCAGGCGTCCGGCAAGTCCAGCGGGTAGGCCGTCTTGCCGTGCTTCAGGTCGTAGGTGTTGTCGTAGCCTTCCAGCGAGGCACCGCCCGCGCCCAGGTTCAGGCGCAGGAGGTCCGGTGTAAAGTAGGCTACGACGTCGTCGCGCTTCATCAGAAACTGGAGATCGCGCGCACGCCGGAGTTGTCGGCCGACTGCGGGCCGATCTCCGCATTGCCGAGCGTGACCCAGGAGGTCAGCGTCTTGGTGGTGAATGGCGTCGCCGTCAGCAGCAGATAGCGCTTGCGGTTACGCGTATCGACGTTGATGTTGTAGGAGTTCGCCACGCTGGTATTCGTCGCGGCCTGCGCGGCCGAATGCAGCGCGGTGGCGACGTCGGTAAAGGCGCTCGTCGTGTCGCCCTCGCCGATTTTCAGCGTGATGAATCCGTTGGTCGCTGCCACGGTGGACTCGGCGAGGCCGATCTGCACGCTGTCATAACCCAGGGTGTCGATCACAGCCGTATGGCTTTGATCGGATTGCGTGGAGCCGCTCAGGAGCAGCTTCGAGACTGCACGGTCGAGTTGCATGGTTCGATCCTTTCTCTCTATTCCGCGTTGATGAGCGATCAGTCGCCGTACAGCGCGACGATCGGACCGGCCACGGTCGTGGACTTGTTCACGCCATGCGACACGATGTCGATGCGCTCGGTCGTTATCACCCGGGTGAGGTTCTGGTCCGCCAGCGTGTAGGGATCGACTGTCAGCATCATGCCGGAGCCGGAACCGAAGGCCACGCCAAGCTGGAAGTTCCCCAGGAGCATCATCACCTTGGTGGAGTAGTCGGTCGCCGCGCCTGCGGGCATGTTGTGCGCCACGGAAACCGGGAATCCGGCATACGACTGCTCGAGCACGCCGCCCTGCAGGCTCTGCGTGTCCTGGCCGCCGGCGGTGAGCTTGAGGCGGCCGAACACCAGGGCCTCGGCCACGCCGGAAGCGACGAAGCGCGCACCGGCCCGGGCATAGACCGGCAGCTTGCCGATCAGGGATGCCACGTCCGACGCATCGACCTCTGGGAACGTGTCGTGGTTGGTGGCGGCAGCGGCCCGGCCTCCGGCATAGGCGGCTGTTTCGAGCAGGGTCACGATACCCTGCATGCCGCCATAGGCCGAGGTGCCGTCGCCCAGGATCAGGCAGGCATCTTCCTTGATGGCGAAGGCGCGCGCCTGTTCGCGCGCGACCATCTCGGCGAGCGGGACGACCGCGTCCATCGCGGTCGATTTGCCGATCTTGGTGTAGGCCATCAGGTCCTTCAGGTTCAACTGCACCTGGTCGCCGGCGGAATCCGAGGCGGTCCCGCTGGTGCCCTCTCCCACGAAATACGCGGTAATGTCGGAGGTCACGCGCGGGATCGTCAGGGTCGCGCTGCCCATTGGGATCACGTTGCAGATGCGCCGCGCCACGCCGTACTGCTCGCGGTTGGCGATGATCGCGGATTCCATCTCGACCGGCACCAGCCAGCCGGCGGAGGTGAAGATGGACTCGGTCATGGTGCGCTGCTGGCTGCCGATCAGTTCCATGCCACCCTGCACCACTTGGACGCCAGCATCACGGCACCAGCGGTGCGCGTGGGGGTCGCCGAAGATCACCGCGCGCGCCCACATGCCGGCGCGGTAGGCGATCTCGACGTCGTCCTTCTTGAACAGCTTGCCGATGCCGCGGAAGGCCTGCAGGTTGCTGCCATGGACCATCTCGCGCGGGCTCATGCCGTAGGGCATGCGCGACTGCGGCGCGCCGATGCTGGCGGGGTCTGCGGGCACCTGGCTGATGGCGTCGGCTTGCGTCTGGCGCTGCTCGGCGAGCGAGAGCACCTGCTCGCGGAACGAGTCGAACGTCATGTTCGGGTCGTCGATGGCGCGCTCCGCCAGGTCCGTTCCGCCGTAGCGGGCGAACTTCTTGCCCAGCGCGCGGATGTCCTGGTTGCGCTTCGCCATCTCGCGCCGGGTCTGATCGCGGATCGCGTTTTCGTTTGCCAGATAGTCACGCACCGCGGTGGGCTGCGGAGCCTCGGTGGCGGAGCTTCCGCCGGTGTTTTCCTGGTCCATCCTCTGCTCCTTTCGTGAAACTCCCGCAGTGCTCGCGGTGATGAATTCGCACGGGAACGTGCGTTGTGTAGCGGTTGATCCGGATTCGCTGCGCACCCCGGCATGGGGATCGGCGCCGATCGGCACCAGGGACAGCTCCATGGGTTGCCAGTCCACAGCGCGCCAGCGGTCGATTTCGCCTTTCTTGCGCGTGATCTCGTACTTGCGCACCACGTAGCCGACGCTGACATTGCGCAGGATGCCGTCCTGCACGTCCTTGAAGATCGGATCGACATCGGCGCGGGCGCTGAAACGCACGGTGGCGCGGGCTTCGGATTTGAGCAGGGCCGCGCTCTCGACCACGCCGATCACGTCGTTCAGGTCATAGCGGTTGTGGGTGTTGAGCAGCGGCGCACCGGAAGCCAGCCGCGTCATATCCACATGCTTCGGATCGAGGGAGAGTTCCTCGATGTAGCGCTCGCCCGTCCACCAGTCCATGCGCTCCACAGCGGCGCCGGTGCTCCACACCAGATCCGCCGTGCGCGCCTTGACGTCGACACTGTTCAGGGACGCCAGGCGGCCCTGAATGGGGATCTCGGCCTTACGCGACTGCGCGGAGCGATCGGTCATTCTCGGTGTCCTCTTTGTCTGGTTTGGGCGGTTCCGGCGTCGGCGATGCTGGTTTTTCGCCGAACTGCAGGCCCTTCTCGGAAATCAGATCCTGCTCGGCCGCGAGCTCGTCGAGGATTTCCTCGATGTCCTCGCCACCCTTGGCGGCGATGCGGGTGCGGCTGGTGAGCCCGTTGTTGAGCGCCTCGATCTCGGCCTGGATGTCCTTCAGCGGGTCGACCCAATCCCAGGTTTTGCACTGCCAGCGGATCGACTCGAAGCGCTCCTGGGTGAGCCATTCCGGGCCGAGCTGCCCCCCGCTTACCGCGGCGGTCTTCCAGGCATCGAACAGCGGCGCGCAGAAGGCCTCGGTGTACCACTGCTGCACCGCGGACCACATGTCCCGCTCTTCGAGGAGTGCAACGCGGGCGGTGCTGTAATTGACGTTGCTCGGATCGTTCGCCAGCGAGTGGTACGCCACCCCGACCGCAGCGGCGATACCGCGCAGGCTGGCGCGGATGAACGGCTCCACGGCAGCGTCCGGGAATTGCGGGTTGAAGGTCTCCAGCTTGTAGCCTTCCGGCAGCACGTCGAACGCGCCCGGCTCGGCGTCCTGCAGAAAGCGGCCCTTCGCATCGGTACCGTCCACCACGCCCGAGGCTGGCATGCCGTCGGGAGAGGTGTAAAAACCCATCTTCGAGGCTCCGACGCGGGCAGCTACGACCGCGGCTTCCTCGAATCCGGAGAGCTGATGTAGTCGCAGCAATGCCGAGTGCATCCACGGCATGCCGCGCACTTGCTCCGGGTACTGCGGGATGAACAGGTGCAGGATCTCGTCGGCCGGGACGCGGCTGTATTCCTTCACTCCCGACTGCCCCCAGTAGCCGATCTCTCCCGGAACGGTCTTCAGGATGTGATAGGCGAGCGGCTGGCCCAGGCTATCGACTTCGACGCCCATCTTGATCGCCGTTCCGTTGGCGGAAAACTCGTTCTTTTCCTCGTCCAGGCGGTCCACGTCCAGCACCTGGAGGCGCAGACCAACGGAGTCGCCGCGGCCCTTGACCAGGCGCACCAGCGCCTCCCCGTCGCGTGCCAGGCTGCGCGCCAGCATGCGGTGGATCTCGGCCAGGCTCAGGGTGCCGCTGACATCGCAATTGCCCTTGCGCGCCCATCGCGCCCACAGGGCTTCGACCTGCCGATTGGCGGCGGTGTCCAGGCTACCTCGGGGACGGGTGATCTTCGCCTGCAGCGCGAACGGATTTGCGCCGGCGATGTTCGCCACGCAGGAGTGCAGGAACTTGCTTGCATAGCCGTCCGCGCGGGCGAGCTGCCGGGAGCGCGCCCGCAGCGTGCGCAGGTCATGCCGCAGCCACTTGTTGATGCTGCTCGGGTCCGTGGTCCAGGAGTTGGTGAGGCGACTGATCTGCGCCGCCGGAAACCCAGCGTTACGCCGTCTAGCCGGGGCCCCGAACAGCTTGGAGAGGAACGCCGGGATCAGCTTCATAGGCGCGCCAGAATGCGGCCGCGTCCGCCGACGCCGGAGGCCAGCTGAGCGGCGGCTTCCTCGGCGGCGACTTCGAGCTTGTAGCTGGTGCGGAACTTCAGCAGGTCCGCAAGGGGAATCTTCTTGATCTGCCGGTCTGCGATCGCCACTTCCTGCTGATCGTTCGTGGCGCGGTTCTGCAGAACGGCCTCGATCGCCTCCAGCACTTTGCGGGCGTGGGATCGGTCATCGTAGGTCGTGGCCGCTGCGAGATTCGGCAATACCTCGATGGCGCCGGACCAGACGGTGTGGGACTCGGCGCCGGAGGCGACGCGCCCGACGGCGGAATAGACGCCGGCGGCGTATCCGGAGGAGGTGGCAGCGAGGACGCTGACCAGGTGGTCCGCCCCGTCCGCCGCGGCGGTGATGGAAATTTTCGAGGTGGAGTTCAGTAGCGCGTAGCTGAGCACCCAGGTCGGTGCCGGATAGTCCGACAGCGCGCGCGACCATGACCAGGTGTCGCCGGCGCGAAGGGAGGTAGGTTCGACAGTCGGGACATCGGACATGGTGGTGCGATCATGCGCGCCTCAGCTTGCCGTTTTTGCCCCCAAAACGGCAGGTCCGAATGGAAACGGCGGCCGTAGCCGCCGTTTCACCCTTGCCGTGTCGAGCCGCACCGCGCCTCGCCTTGCCCGCCTTGCCGGGCCAGGCCACGTTTAAACTCATTTCCCCCTCACCTTCAACCGCGCCGTGCGCTCCGGAATGCCGCGCGCCTTGAGCGCTTCGATTTGTGTTCGTTCCTCGATCCGCTCCTGCGGATGACGCGCCGGGATATAGCCGCGCACCCGAACCCCGCCCCAGTCCGTGACGAAGCGTCGTCCCGCTTCCTCGCCCGTCATCCGGCCGCTCTCGACCTCGAACACGATCTGCTGCAGGTAGTCGAAAAGCTCGCTCAAAGTGGACTCCTTAGTCATCCGCGATACCTGCCCACGAATCCGCCCGATTTATGCGGGAAATTGGGTTTTTTTAGCCATTCCGGTGTCTGTTTTTCGGGCGCTTCCGGCTTTTCCGCATCCGCTGATCCAGTCGCAGACGTCCGCACCGCTCGCTTTGCCAGATCGATGGCCGACAGCCGCAGCGCGGCCATTGCCAGGACAAAGCAGTCCAAGGCCTCGTTGCGCGCCCGGGTCTGCACCCATTCGGCTACCGGACGGGTGCCGCGCATGCGGGTGACGAGCTTTTCCGCGGCGAGTTGTGCGAAGTACTCGTCATCGAAGGACGGATCGCGCGGAAAATGAACGTATCCGGGACCTGGCCGCTGGATCTTGACCCGCCCGAAGAGCAACGCCTTGCCCTGGTCCACACCGATCGGCTCCGGGCTGATCTTGCGCTGCCTCCGCTTGCGCAGGCGGGCGCGGCGCGTCTTCTCGTCCTCCACCAAAGGGCGCCCTGGGCCCGGCATGCCCTTGGTCGCCCAGCACCAGCGGCGACGCTCGACGAAGGCATAGACCATCGATGTGTTGTAGCCGCTGTCGATCGCGCCGGCGTCCGGCGATAGGTCGTCGAGTTCCTGCGCCAGGCTCTCCCAGACTTCCGGCCGTGCCGTATCGCCCGGCAGGATGATGTGATCCTGCACCCATGCCTCCTCGCCTGCGCCCCAGTCGATGACGGTCAGCTCGATTCGGTCTTTTTGCACGTCGCAGCCGAAGGTGCGCGCCAGACGCGGCAAATTCTCCGGGTACTCCTCCAGACGGGCGAGCAGACCGACCGTTTCGATACTGTCGCCCTGCTCCTCCCAGGTCTCGCCGAGCTGGATCTGGACGAAGGTCTTGAGCGTGACCGGGGACTTGATCGCGTGCCTCCACTCCATCGCGAGGTCGCGCCAGCTCGGGCCCAATCCGATGGGCGCATATAGGGCGCTGATGTGGTAGCCGCGGATGGTGCGCTGCGAATGCTCTGGTATCCACAGGCCATGTGCGAGCAGGGCGGGCTTGTGATGCTCGTAGATTTCTGCGCCGCATTCCCGGCAGACGTACCAGGCCTGCTCGGCATGCTCGCTGAACTTGAGATTTCCCCACACCAGGTGCTGCAGCTCGCCGCAGTGCGGGCAGGGCACGTTATAGCGGCGCATGTCGCTCTTGAGCCATTCGCGCTCGATCAGCGACTCGCCCTTGATGGTCGGCGTGCTGATGAGCAGCCGCTTGGCCTTGACCGGGAAGCTCTTGGTCCGCGCCCGGCCGAGCATGATCACGTCGCCCTCGTCCCCTACTTCCACCGGGAACGAGTCGAGGTCGTCCATCACCAGGTACTGCACCGATTTCTGCCGATAGCTGTTGACCGAGTTCCCGCCGGCGAGGAACAGCACGCCGACGCCGCCGGCAAAGTCGATCATGTCCTGCCGGTTTGCGGCGTCGCGGCTGCGAATTCCTCCCAGCAGATCCCGGATCACGGGCGTGTCGGTAAGCAGCGGGTTGAGCTTCTGCGCCTTCCACGCGTCGCGCAGTTCGAGGGTCGGCATCAGGACCATGGTCGGCGCCGGAGCGTGGTCCATGATGTAGCCGAGCCAGTTCACCGTGGCCTCGCTCACCCCGACCTGACTGGACTTCATCACCACGACGTCGGTAACGCGCGACTGCGCACTCAGGCAGTCCATGATCTCGCGCAGGAACGGTGTGCGGCTGGTACGCCAGCGTCCG